CCGAGCCGCGAGGGCTTTGCCAACTACTATCTCCAGAATGGTGCGGGCGCGGGTGCTGGAGGCGACTCCTACCAGCCGATCGGCGCCTTCGACAATGTTCGTCTCGATACGGGCAATTCAGTAAGCCAGTGGAAGTACAATACTCCGAATGAACCGATGATGGGCCCCGAGTTTAAGCCCGGCCCCGATTCCCTCTTCCTCTTCAAGAACAACCAGTGCAAGCCTGAGTGCTGCGGTGGTTCCTTCAGTTGCGACGGTGGATGCGTCTGCACGACACCTCAGCAGCGCGCACTGATTGCAGGACGTGGGGGTAATCGTACGGTGCCCACTGATATTTAATATATCATTCACAATTCATTACTGAGTTTATATCGTTAACCCATTTTTTGAAATCATCTAATGGTAAATCTTGTTTGATGTTATTGGCAGTCCAACAACACCAAACAACATTCGTTTTTGTATAGCCAAGAGAACTATCTCTTCTATCTAATGATAATCGCTCTTGACTATTAATATCAAATACCATTTTTCTACCTGAATAAGCACATATTCCGTTTTGTTTATTATATAAATCTACTAAGAATGAAATATCTATATCCATTTCCCTTTCTGATTGTTTAGTCCTTTGAGATATTCCTCTTAATATTTGTCCAATATTCCAGTCAAGTCCCTTATCTAAAACTCTTTTCTTGTAAACAATATCTTTTCTTTTGTTTTCACATTCTTTACATTCTGTAACCCACATTCTATAATCAGGATGACTTCTTGGGTTAAATAAATCTAATGATTTTTCTTTTTCACAAGTTCTACATATCATTTTATTATCTAAAGCAATTTGCTCCCATTCTCTTCTTTTTTCAAGACCTCTCTTAATATTATTATCTTTTAGTGCTTGAACACATGCTTCTGAAGGGTGAAAGTTTGGTTTTTTAATACCAGGATTTCCTTTTGGCATTTCTATTAATGAAGAGCAATTTTAACTGTTTGATTCAAATTTAAAAAACCCTGTAGCCGGGATTTTAATTTAGCGTATTGTGAATATCTAATATCCATTTTTTCATATCTTCTATGGATAAATTTTGTTTAATATTATTTGCTTGCCAGCAACACCAAGTTACATTTGTTTTAATATATCCAAGTGAACTATCTATTCTATCTAGTGAAAGTCTTTCTTGACTATTTATATTAAATACCATTTGTTTTCCAGAATATGGACAAATTCCTTTTTGATTATTAAATAATTCTATAAGGAATGGTATATCTAAGTCATATTCTCTATTATATTTTATTGAACGTTTTTTAATATCAATTAGTATTTTTTTAATATTATACTCAAGTCCATTATTTTCAGCCCTTTTATATACTTCATTATTTTTTCTAACTCTTTCACACTCTTTACATTCACCTGCCCACACATCATAATCTATTATCTTGCGTTTATCATTTATCTTAGAATATTGTAATAATTCCTTTTCACATTTGCATTCTCTACATATCATTTTATTAGTATTTTTAATAGTTTCCCATTTTATTGCTGTTTCTCTTTTTTGTTTTTCTAAAGAATCAACCAGAGCCTGTAAGGAGTTTTCAGATAGTTTTGTAAATGTATATTTTCTTTTGTGATGTTGTTCCTCCATAGTATCTATAAATAAATATTATATTTTAAATTTTTATCCCGGCTCTGAAAAATGGATTTGAACTTGCCTGGTAGAGAATGTCCACAGGAATCATTGGATGTGGAGCCGCAGGTAGTCTCTGTCTGCTCGAATTAGTTCGTAAAGGAAAGAACCCTGAATCCCTCATGGTGATTGACCCGTATTTTGATGGTGGTGACCTGGGTCGCCGCTGGGGGGCAGTTAAAAGTAACACAAAATGGAGACAAATTACTGAATGTATGAGCATATATACAAGCACTACACAACCAATTGCGGAACTAAGCAAAAAATATCAACCCGAGGATATTTGCGCACTTTCAGACCTCGCCTATCTTTTACAAGAATCAGTAAAGCCAATTCTTCAGGCTGCGGTAACTCATGTAACCACATGTCAAAAAATTCAGAAAAATGCTACAGGCTGGAGCCTTCATCTAGCAAACGGCTCAACTGAAGAGATTACAACTCTATTTTTATGCCAAGGCGCCATAGAAAAGTCTATCGATTTTGGAAAACCGATTATTCCGCTAGAGATTGCATTAGATTCATCTCGTCTTGCGCGCTATATACGCCCTGGGCAAATAATAAGTGTATTTGGCATTGCACATAGTGGCACCTTGATTATGAAAAACTTGACTGCACTTGGTGCCACTGTAAATGGATTTTATAATTCTGACAAACCCTTCTATTTTGCTCGCGAGGGCGCATATGAAGGGGTCAAAGAGGAGGCGGCGTCAATTGCGGATGATATCCTTTCCAAAAAACTACCAGTGAAACTCTATTCGAGTAATGATACAAAGAATCTTGTAAAAGTTCTGACAAAGACCGATTGGGTTGTTCTTTCAATCGGATTTACTGCGCGTTCCCTCTGTGTCATCGCGCTTGATGGAACGCAACTCAATGAGGTTGACTATTCTCCGACGACGGCACTCGTTGCTGGACAAGCAGATCTCTATGGATTTGGCATTTCGTATCCCGGTGTTTCTGAGATTGAGGGTAAAACCTATAAGGATGTGAGCATCCCTTCATTTGTTCAGCAGATTCAACGGTGCCTTGCTTTCTGAAATCTAATCGTTCTGCCTATCAGAGAAGATGTCCCAAAACACAGGCATTAAATCAATGAATAGCATTTTGCCGCTTGGAGTGACAAATTCTATAAATTCTATGGCTACGAATGTATCAAAGAATGCGAGCAAGATGATGGCAAATATGCCTGCTATGCCCAACATGCCTGCAATGCCCAACATGCCTACAGTATCCTCAATACCATGGCTTGGCCTCTTGAGTTTTGTAGTACTTGTCTCTGTAATTCTAATTTTGCTTTACTATTTTAACCAGCAGGTGAATGACGGAATGAATAAAATAAATGCGTCTATCCGTACTGCCTTTGGTATGCATACACAGCCGCCTCCTCCTGCTCCAATGACTGCGGTCACTGCACCTCCACCGGATATTGGAGCGAGTAATACCCCGCCGAACTCTGTTGTTGAGAAAATTCTGCCCCAAGGTGGGTCACAAGTTTTCAACGTAAGCAAGAACACATTTACCTATTATGATGCTGAGCCGCTCTGTAAGGCGCTCGGTGCGGAACTTGCCACATATGACCAGGTGAAGCAGTCATGGGAACAGGGTGCAGATTGGTGTAATTACGGTTGGGTAAAAGGACAGATGGCGGTCTACCCTACTCAGAAGGATACGTATGAGAAGTTACAGGCCGGTCCTGAGGACCAGCGCATGGCATGCGGAAATCCCGGATTAAATGGAGGATTCTTCGATAATCCTGAAATGAAGTTTGGTGTAAACTGCTATGGTGCAAAGCCTTCACAGAGTGCGCATGATGCGAATGCAGTCGCAAAGGGAACACCGCAGAGCCCTGATGCCCTGCAATTTGATAAGAAGGTGGCTCACTATAAGTCAGAGGCTGACAACATTGGTGTGATGCCGTTCAGCACAAATAAGTGGAGCAACTAAGCCGCTATGCTATTCCCAACGCCCCGCCTTCGTAGTCCCGCTACGACTCATTTGGTCGAGAACATATGGATCAATCTCCTTCTTTCTCTGAAAATTGTCCTCTTCTACTTCTGAATCATCACCCATTGAAGCTGCTCTTGAATTGGTGATGTTTACAAATGTCCACATAAATAACGGTAGTACTCCTCGAATCTTTGCAGAGAGAAGCGCATCGTCATAAAAATCACCCAGTGCCTCCCATCGTTCCCACTGCATATCCCACCATTCATCTCCAAGTAGATGTGAATACCATTCAAAGTCTTCATGGTGAGCCTCTTCATTTTCAGGAATCGTATATCCCTTCTTTTCGACAGTGTAAAATATGAGACGAAAGAAACTGTGTGTAAGTTCATTTTTATCAAGGCAGAATGAATATCCTACTTTTGTCATACTTGCTAGAATTGTTTCAATTAGCTTTCGTAGGAAAATGTGTCGTTTTATATGCCCTGTTCCATGATTTAGATAGACTTCTGAATTTAGCCACGCCGTGAACTTCTTCTGGAATTTAGACATTGATGACCATACTAGAGTGTATTGGAGGTCTATATTTAGGCTGTCTGCTTTTTAAGCTTCTTGCTCACGGTTGATCCACGCTCCGTCTTAAGAAACTTCATAATTTCCGCTGTTTCATCTGCTGCCTTCCGACCCGTTCGCTCATAATATTCATGTAACAGTTCCTCAATACGCGAATTTGTGAGAGGATTAGAGTGTTTCTCTTCAGCAACACTCAGTTTTCCACCGGCCACTTGAATAATCGCATTCTCCATTTTGTAGTCTTTGAGGGCATTCATAATCTTTACTTCAAACTCCTCTTTCACTTTCCGGGCATTTTGAATTTGACGATTTAAATTCACTGCCAAGTTGTCATAATGAACCCAGTTACGAACTAGGTCGCCAAATTGAGTCTTATCAAGCGCCATCTCCTACCATAGGAGCAAAGACATTTGGTAGGCTAGACGCATTTTTCATCTGTAGGACAACCGCTGCAAACGTACACATTGCCAAGATAAGTAGCAGTCCAAAAAGCACACATGTCAGTACAATATACGGAAATACTCTCTCCAGAATATGATTTAGTAGCGGATCCATGACATAATGATGTAGTTTCTTCAGACTCTCCTCCTTTTGAAGATACATAATGATTCGTTCAATCATTGGCTGTTTTTCGGCTGGCATCTATCTGTGGTTTCTTTGGATTCCATTTTTATCTACTTTCCGCAGAAATGAAGCTTTTACTGGAAGGGCCAGTTTTCTATTCAAAGGACTCCATGTATGTTGCGAATGTAAAGGAGAGTGATTTTACTATTGTCACAGACCCTGTAGATATTTCAAAAGCTGGGGCGCTACTCGCCCCTACAACGGAAAAGGTGGAGACGTTTCGTGATGTAGTTGTAAATACTCTACAGCCGCAGATTGTATCATGGTTTACAACGGCAATCTCCGTTGAGAAGTTACGAAAGAATCTGAAGTTTGAGTTTGCACAGTTTGACTATACACCCGAGTCGCGTTGGGTCGCTGTTCGCTGGGTGCCCAAACATTTTAAAATCCAAACAAAGGGATTTGTTCTGCTCTTTACTGTTCAGTCATTTGTTGAGAGTAATCCCCGGATACCGATTAGTTTTCTTGAATCGACGACTCCGAGGGCCACGACTCCTGAGGAGGCACCCCTAGTCCGAAATATTGTAATTCAGCCTGGCTCTTCTCAAGCAAACGACCTAATTGAATCTACGGATATACCTCTGTCCGAATCCCATGCATCGCTGGAGATTGAGATGGATGATAAACGGTCTACAGAACGCCAACGCTTGCGCCGTGCAAAGTTACGGTCTGCAATTGCCCGGCTAAAGGTGGAGGAGTTGAAGGAGCGCTATCTTCGTGAATATGGCGATGTAGAGGATGAGGACGAGGATTCCGATGACTCGGATCTGGAATCAGAATGAAGATAATTTTCCCGATTCTCCGAAAAATATAGGATTGTCCTATAACAGAATCAGAATGGCCACAGGTCTCAATACACGCACGGTTGTAACTTCTGCAATCTTAGTTGTTCTTGTTGTGGCTGGACTCTATATCCTTGACCCGACACTGGCGGGTCTCCTCGGTAGACGCGAGGGCTTTGAGGGCACGCTCAGCGTTGCCGCTAACT